GGGCTGCCTCAGCGCCGCCGAGCTGCCGGTGGCGATCCACAACAGCGCCGCGGCGTGGAACCGCGCGTTGCTCGACAACGCGGCGCGGCCTTCCGGGGCGCTGATCTTCGCCGCGGGCGACGGCGGCGGGCTGACCACCGAGCAGTTCGAGCGCTTGAAGTCCGAGCTCACGCAATCCTATTCCGGCGAAGGCAACGCCGGGCGACCGATGGTGCTCGAAGGCGGACTCACCTGGCAGCCGATGGCGCTGTCGCCGGCGGAGATGGACTTCGCCGCGCTCAAGGATTCGGCTGCGCGCGACATCGCGCTCGCGTTCGGAGTGCCCCCGATGTTGCTCGGGCTTCCCGGAGACAACACCTATTCGAACTACAAGGAAGCCAACCGCGCGCTGTGGCGGCTGACGCTGCTGCCGCTCGCGGGCAAGATCCTCGGCGGCCTGGCTGAAGGGCTGCGGCCGTGGTTCCCCGCGCTCGAACTGGCGGTCGATCTCGATCGCGTGCCCGCGCTGGCCGATGATCGGCAGCAGTTGTGGGCGCAAGTCACCGCCGCCGATTTCCTCGACGCGGCTGAGAAGCGCGCGATGCTCGGGATCGCGGGAGGGGCGAAATGATCGGAGACGACATGCTGGCCGGCCTCGTCGCCCAAGCCGCCGCGGAGGGCTGCGACCTCGTCACGTTGCGCGCGATCGTCGAGGAGGCGAGCGAAGTCGGCGCCAATCGCGTGCTCGCCCGGATCGGCTTGTCCGACGAAAAGGCGCAGAAGGATCTCGACGAATTGCGCGAGCTGCTCGGCGCCTGGCGCGCGGCCAAAGCGAGCGCGTGGAAGGCGGCGGTCGAATGGACCGTGCGCGCGCTTTTCGCGATGCTGCTGATCGGCATCGCCGTGCGGCTCAATATGGCCGGGGTGTTCAAGTGAGGCCGCTTCTCACAACCCCCGTTCGTGGTGAGCTGGTGTCGCTCCGCGACAGCTTCGCCTCCGAACCCCGAATTGGCGCGACGTCAGCGGCTCGGCAATTCGTCGTAGGGCCTCCGGCCCAGCTTCGCTTCCGACAAGCTCAGGACGAACGGGACAAAGGACGCGAACGGAAGTCGGGAAGCCTCCGTTTCGCCGGTTACGCCGCGCTGTTCGGCATTGCCGACGGCGCCGGCGACACGATCCGCCGGGGCGCGTTCTCCAACGCGTTGAGCGAGATCAAAGCCTACCCGCTGCTGTGGCAGCACAACCCGGCGCAGCCGATCGGTCACGTCGAGATGATCGCCGAGGATGCGCGCGGCTTGCGGGTGATCGCCCGGCTCGACAGCCTCGACAGCCGCGCGGCCGACCTGCTGCAACGCGGGCAAGTCGACGGCCTCAGCTTCGGCTACCGCGCCCGCGGTTACACTCCGATGCCCGACGGCCGGGTGCTTGAGGACATCGAATTGCTCGAAGTGAGCCTGGTCACGCACCCCCTCCAGCCGCGGGCCCGCGTGCATCTGGTTCAATAAGCTTAGCCCCCTCCCCTTCAGGGGAGGGGGTTGGGGGCGGGGGATGTAACCGCCTGGCTCTCCTGACATGCCCCTCTCCCAACCCTCTCCCCTGAAGGGGAGAGGGCTTTCATTCCCCACCGGCCGCCAATGGGGCGGCCTTTTTGTACCTGAAGAAAGGTGATTGCCCCCATGGACATGCAAGTTGAAACCGAAGTCCTCAGCGCGTCGTTCGACATCGTCGCGCGCCAGGACCAGGCCGAGCAGGCCATTACCGTGCTGCGTTCCGACGTCGACGAGGTGAAGGCGCGGCTCGACCGCGTCAGCCGCGCCGCGTCGCGCCCCGCGCTCGACGGAATCGCCGCGCCGACGCCCGAAATGAAGGGCTTCGTCGATGGTTACCTGCGCCGCGGCCGCGAGGCCGAGGTCAAGTCGATCAGCGGCGCGGTGCCGACCGACGGCGGCTACGCCGTCCCGCGCGAGATCGACGCGCTGATCGCCAGCCAGCTCAAGAGCATGAGCCCGATCCGCCAGATCGCCCAGATCGTCCAGGTCGGCACCGCCGGCTACCGCAAGCTCGTCACCACCGGCGGCACACCCAGCGGCTGGGTTTCGGAGACCGCCGGGCGGCCGGAAACGGCCACCCCGCAGTTCCAGGAAGTCGCGCCGCCTTCGGGCGAGCTTTACGCCAACCCGGCGGCAAGCCAGGCGATGCTCGACGACGCGGCGTTCGACCTCGAAGGCTGGATCGCCAGCGAGATCGCGATGGAGTTCGCCCGCGCCGAAGGCAGCGCTTTCGTTAACGGCACCGGGGTCAACCAGCCGGCCGGCTTCCTCACCGCCGCGACCTCATTGGGCGGCGACGGGGTGCGCCCGTTCGGCGCCTTGCAGTACCTCGCGACCGGCGATGCCGCCGGTTTCGGCACCGATCCCGAGAGCCGGCTGATCGACCTCGTTCACACGCTCAAGAGCGGGCATCGCCAGGGCGCCAGCTGGGTGATGAACTCGGCCACGCTGGCCGAAGTCCGCAAACTGAAGACCACCGACGGCGCGCTGCTGTGGCAGCCGGGCCTGGTCGAAGGCCAGCCGGATCGCCTGCTCGGCTATCCGGTGGTCGAAGCCGAGGACATGCCCGACGTCGGCGCCGACACGTTCCCGATCGCGTTCGGCAACTTCAAGGCGGGCTATTTGATCGCCGAGCGCAGCTCGACCTCGATCCTGCGCGACCCGTTCACCAACAAGCCGTTCGTCCACTTCTACGCGACGAAGCGCATCGGCGGACAGGTGCTCGACAGCGACGCGATCAAGCTGCTGAAGATCGAAGCGTAGCACGAAGTTCCTCCCTCTTCTCGCGCAGCGAGAATGGGGAGGTGGCATTCGCCGGAGGCGAATGACGGAGGGGTGCCGCCGCGCAAGCGACGGCTTCGCCGCGGCACCCCTCCACCATGCTCCGCATGGTCCCCCTCCCCATTCGGCTACGCCGAACAGGGAGGAACTCTCCTCTCCAGTCAGGACAATCGACATGAAACGCGCGATCATCGCGCCGCCGGTGCTTGCGCCCGCGGCGCTCGACGAGCTGAAGGCCTGGCTCGCGATCACCACAACCGGCGAAGATCCCACCGTGACGGCGCTCCTCAACGCCGCGCTCGAAACCTGCGAGGCCTTTACCGGGCTGATGCCGCTCGAGGCGGGGTGCGAGGAAGTACTGCCGGCCGACGCCTGCTGGCGAAGCCTGCAGACGCGGCCCGTCCAGGCGATCACCGGCATCGAGGGCATCCCGCCCGACGGCGCGCGCTTTGCGCTGGCGCCGGCGGACTATGCGATCGACCTCGACGCCGACGGCGGCGCTCATGTGCGCATCGTCAACCCGGGCGAGGCGGGGCGGGTGGCGGTGCAGTTCACCGCCGGCCTCGCGCCTGACTGGGCCGGCCTGCCCGACGGCGTGCGCCATGGCGTCATCCGCCTCGCGGCCGAAGCCTACCGGCGGCGCGACGGCGAAGGCCAGGGCCTGCAGCCGCCCGCGGCGATCGTCGCCTTGTGGCGGCCATGGCGCCGGATGCGCCTCGCGTGATCGAGGCCAAGACCGCGCCCGGCGGCGGTTTCGCCGCGCGGCTGGCTGCCCGCGCGGCGCAAATCGGCGTCGCGGCCGCCGAAGCGAAGTGGCTCGCCCGCCGCGGCGATCCGGCTCGCTGGCGCCGCGCGGGCCTCCTCTGGCCCCTGTTCGCGAAGGACCGATAGCCCATGGAAACCCAGCTTCGCGCCGCGCTCGTCGAGTGGCTGCGCGCCGATCCCACCCTGGCCGCTCAGCTCAATTCGGTGACCGAGGAAGCGCCGCCGCGCGCCAGCCCGCCGTGGCTCGGCCTCGTCACCAGCGCCAGCACGGACTGGAGCGTCAAGGACGCCACAGGCCGCGAAGTGCGCGTGGCGCTGGAACTGCATTTGCGCGGCGACGATCCCGCGACCGGCGCCGCCGTGGTCCAGGCGCTCGAAAACCGCATCGCCTCGCTGCCGCGCGCGCGGGACGGGTTCGCCGTCGCAACGATCGTCTTCCTGCGCTCCCGCGTTGAGCAGCGGCCCGCGAACACCCGCGCGGCGCTGCTCGAATACCGCTTCCGGCTTCTCGCCAACTAACTCCCCTCCCGCATGCGGGAGGGGAAAACCATTCAAGGAGACCTCACCATGCCTGCCCAGAACGGCTCCAACTTCCTGCTCAAGATCGGCGACGGCGCACAGCCGCCCGCCTACAACACCGTCGCCGGATTGCGGACGACGCAGCTGTCGATCAACGGCGACGTCGTCGTCGTGACCAACAAGGATTCCGGTGGTTGGCGCGAGCTGCTGTCGGGCGCCGGCTCGCGTTCGCTTTCGGTGAGCGCGGCGGGGATCTTCCTTGGCAGCGAAGCCGAAATCGCGCTGCGCGGCCACGCGCTCGCCGGCACGATCGAGGATTACCAGCTGGCGTTCGAGAACGGCGAAAAGCTGTCGGGCCAGTTCCTCGTCTCGCGGCTCGACTACGCCGGCGATTTCAACGGCGAGCGCAATTACACCGTCCAGCTGGAGAGCTCGGGCGAGGTGGTGTCCGCGTGACGCCCCCTCAAGTCGCCGCAGGCGGCAGCGCCGGCAAAGGCGCCAACTCACTGCGCGGCGAAGCTTGCCTCACCATCGCCGCCCGTGCGCATCTCCTGCGGCCAACCTTTGCCGCGCTGGTCAGGGCAGAGGAAGAACTCGGGCCGCTGTTCGAGCTCGTGGAGCGCGCCAGCGAAGGCCGCCTGCGCCTGTCGGAGCTGGCCACGCTGTTCTGGCATTGTCTGGCGGAGCGCGGCGAGCTGACCCGTGACGATGTCGGCGAGGCCGTCGTCAGGCACGGCCTCGCGGGTTGCGCCGCACCGCTCAAGGCGCTGCTGACGCAGATCCTGCGGGGGCAGGCGTGAACCGCTCCCACGATCCGTTCGTGGTGAGCTTGTCGAACCACGAGAGCGCGTGCCCTCCCGTCCTTCGACAAGCTCAGGACGAACGGAGATTGGATCGGTTTTCGGAAGGGGCCAGCCGCCTCTCCGGCCTGATCCCGCGGCTGCTCGGCTGGCGGCCGGAGGACTTCTGGCAAGCCACGCCGGCCGAGCTCGCGGCCATTCTGACAACTTTCGATCAGCCCGGCGAGCAACCGCTCAGCCGCGGCGAGCTCGACCAACTGCTGGAGCGCTTCGGCGATGAGTGACCCGATCGACACCCTGATGATCGACGTGCGCGCCAGCACGCAAGGCTTCCAGT